CGGCAAGATTTGGCGGATAGAGGGTTAGAGGATCCGTTCCTACCACATGTAGGGAGAGAACGCTCCTCCCTTGATTCTGATCTTGCTTATATCGACAGAAAACTAGGTGAGTTAAATAGAGAAAGGGCTCAATTGGTGGCTACGGCGGAGGGAGCCCGCCTTCAAGGTATTCGCCCAGAGAACTTATCTGAAAAAGATGCCAAGGCATATAACAAGCAAGACGACATTTACCTTCGTGAGTTGGACAAGCTAAACGACGCTAGGAACCGTCTTGCCCGAGAACAGGGTGACCTAGATATTACGATGGGTGCCAAGGTCACCAGCGAAGGTGCAGAGGTCAACCTTGTTGATGAAATAGCCGACACAAGTGCGCTGGGTGTAAAAACGGCAGACGGCGTTACTGTTGGTCGGAAACCTCAAGAAATTCAAAACGTTATTTCTCATTTAAAACGAGAAATGGCTTTTGAACAAGGAAAAGGGTCTTCCGGAAACGCTTCTAAAGTGCGAGCTATTTCTGGAATGATCAGTGATCTCCAACGGGCTATAGCGGACCCCGAAAATTTCTCTTTAAACACAGATCTTCTAGACGCAGCCAGAAAGATGACGGCGCTCAAAAAGGATGTTTTTGAGAAAGGAAGTATGGGAGCGGCAAGAGGCTTCGACAGATCTGGAAGACCTAGAGTTGATTTTGAACAAACTGTTGACGCGATGATTCCGCCTGCAACAGCCCGAAAGACAGGTTTGCAAGAAACTCGTCTTCGTGAACTTGAAAATGCCTTAACCCCTGTAGTAACGGGAGAAAACACTCCGTTTAGTGTTACGGTTGCAGATGATGGATCAGAAGTTATCCGATTTGATCCAGAATTCTCTATTACAAAATATTCTGAGCAACCGCCTCCCCCGTTTGAATCTATCCGGCCTACTGGTGGAAGGTCTCTTGGATTTCGGGTAGTGGACGGCACAGAACCCACTCCTGCAAATATAGCTATCGTGCAAGAAACATTATGGAGTCGGTTTCAAAAGTTAAACGAAAACGGATTTAACGAAAGAAGTTCCCAGAAATTTATTGACGATAACAAGGCCGCAATTGATTGGCTTAACAAGTCGTCTGGAGACCGCGCAACAGGATTTGAAGATCTAGTTTCCGCAGAAAAACTGATTAACCGTCTAAACAACGTAGCTGCGGATGAGTTAGATCTCGTTGTTGCGGATATGCGAAAAAACAATCTTTTTAACGAAGGTTTTACGGAAGCGGCTTTTAAATCTTCTGTCCAAGAGATTAAAGCGCAGAACAGCGCAAAATTAACTGCGGCTCATTTTTTAAATGAGCCTGATCCGGCTGTAATGGGAAGACAATTTTTAGACTCTTATCTATCGCCTTCTAACAAGAACCCAAAACAATTTTTAGAGTCCTTTTTACAAATTCTCCGTAAAGGCCAAAACGAAGATGGAACTAATTCTGCTTTAGATGGATTTAGACTTGCTGTTGCCGAAGCTGTTACTAAAAGATCTCTTTCATCCTCTGCCGACAACACGGCAATGGGTAAAGAAGCTCAAAAGCTTTCTGCTTCTTTAGGAGGCCAAAAAGTTACCCTTTGGGATCCGGACAAAATTAATAACATGCTTGATAACCCTGTTATGGCACGGTTGTTAAACGATCTTTATGGGGAACACGCTCCCGCCGTTCTTAGAAAATTTGCAGAAGGCGCGGAACAACAAACCTTTGTTGGACCTTCTGCTCAAACTGGGGTGCGCCCACAGGACGCCATGTCTACGGAGCTTATTGGTAATATAGGACGCATGGTGGGAACCGGAATTGCAAATGCTACGGGCGTGATGAGCCAGCTAATCGCCGCTGGTGTAGGTCGTAGAACTGCCGTAGGTCTATTAGGAAACCTGAGAGGAAAAGCCGTCCAAAGATTGATTCTTGATTTTTTGATGGATCCTCAACTGGGTATGGCTGCAATAGAAAAGTATCCGATTGCATCACCCACTATTAAAGAAGGACCGCTTAAACGCCTGCTATTATGGGGTAGATCCAACTTTATAGACAAAAACCTACAACGCATTCGTAATGTTCCGGTTCAAACTCCTGGAGCCCTGTACGAACTTGGGGATCCTATGACTACAGAGGCGTTACAACCTCCCGTAATAGGTCCCATTACAGAGGTTGCTCCCGAGCCAGCCCTCGCCCCGCGCCAGTTCGCTGAATTACCTATGCGGGCTCCTTCCCCCGCGTCTGCTTTGAATAATGTTAATATCGCCGCGCCAATATCTCCGCCGCAACAACCCGCCGCCGCGTCGCAAGCGTCGCCTCAAACCTTGGCTAGACTTGAACAGGTGGGACTACCGCTCTTCGCGAATAAAGGCGGCATAATGTCGGTGCGTCCCAAGCCGAGGCAGATGGTTGGATGAACCTATCTGACCACTTCTCTTTGAGTGAGCTAACGAAATCCAGTACGGCGGAGCGCCGGGGCATTGCCAATGACCCGTCCGAGGCTGAGATAGAAAACCTCATCCTTGTCTGCGACAACATTCTGGAACCCGTCCGTAACCATTACGGCATACCGTTCATACCCAACAGCGGGTTCCGATGTCTGGAGCTAAACCGCGCCATTGGATCTTCGGACAAGTCTCAGCATACCATGGGCAAGGCCGTAGACTTTGAAGTGCCTGGGATCTCTAACAAAGACGTAGCGTTGTGGGTTCGAGAGAACTGCGACTACGACCAGCTTATTTTGGAGTTCTACAAAGAGGGTCAACCCTCCAGTGGCTGGGTGCATTGCAGCTACGATATAGATAAGGAATTAAGACGGACGGCTCGCGTCTTCGACGGCAGTAGCTGGACCGATCTAGTCTAAATCTGATCAACAATCCGGATCTTTTCCAATCCACGATGAGGACGGTTGGGGTAGGGTAAACTTTTCTATATCGTAACCCTCTTTTTTTAAGCATAAGGCTATTTCATGCAGGCTTTTTTTGCCAAAATTGGGTATTCCTAAAAGAGACCGGGCGTTCTGAGATTGATAGAACTCTTCGATTGGCAGATGAAAAAAGTTTTCGTTTGCCAAGCATCTTCCGGTTCGGAACCGAAAAGGACCCAAATCTGACACGGTCACTTTTTCCTTTGGGATACTGGACAAATAATTCTGTAAACGCTCCTCTCGTGCCAAAATTACTTTTGTCCAGTGTAAGGATAAACCATATTTCTTGGAAAGATTTAAGGCGCTTAATCCTTCCCTGTATTCTTGCAGAATCCTCGCGTTGCGTTTCCAAATCCCAAGCTGCTTGTCTTTTTGCTTTTGCGACTTGAAATGATCTTTTTCATTCGGGAACCGGTGGTCCCACACGTAGTTGTCAAACATCTTATAGCTCCTCTCGATGTATATCATTTTAACCAGTTCCGAGCGTCTTCGCCCATTATCTGATCCGCAATTTTAATCTTACCCCGCAGGGCGTTGACGATCTTCTCGTCAATCGTGCTTGGGGAGATCATGTCTATATATGTGACTTTGTTAGTCTGGCCTATCCGGTGTGCGCGGTCCTCTGACTGAAGGCGAAGCTCCAGATCATAGCTATTGGAATAATATACGACGGTGTTTGCTGCGGTGAGCGTCAGGCCGAAGCCTCCTGTGCGAGGATGCCCCACGATGAAACGTAACTCTGATTGTCGATCCTGGAAGGATTCCACGATCTGTTGACGCTCGGAATCAGGGGTTTCACCGTGGAGCGATGAGACCGATGGTACGCTAAATCGGTCTCGCAGGGCCTCAGTAATCGAGCGAATGTCCCGGGTCCATGTCGCCCATATGATCGCCTTACCCTGTATCTCATCACAAAGATCCAACAGGCTATCCAAACGATTGGACTTTACCTGATGAATCGTACCGTCGTCGTCTGTCAGATGGCCGCAGCATATCTGTTGCAACCTCATAATCTGTGTCAAAACGTTTTGCGTCGTGGACAACTCACCACTGTCCAGTTGTGCTAATGCCAAATGCTTCATCTGGTTGTATGCCGAGGTCTGTTCTTTTGTAAGCTCGACCTCGCGTTTCATGTAGACCTTGTCGGGTAGGTCCAGGCAGTCTTCCTTACGAACGCGGTATGAGTGCTCTTGCAGTTTCTCGGTCAACTCCTCCAGCTTTCGGAAGCCGACAATCTGGTTGAACGAATGAGCGCCCATGGTCCGTCGCTTCACAACGGCGTAACGGCCCTGGAATGCAAAGTAACTTTTAAAGCCAAGGATCCTGGGGTCCAGGAATTCCATCTGGCTGTACAGGTCCATGGGACTGCGCGTAACAGGAGAGCCGGTAAGAATCCTACGCATGACGCACTTCTGTCCTATGCGGCACAGGGTTTTGGTCCGTTGGGCTTTTCTGTTTTTGATAGTTGTAGATTCGTCAACCGTCATAAACACTTTGAACCGCTCTGCAAAGAACTCGGCAATCTCGAATCCCTTTTTTGTACTGAAGGCCTCGACGTTCATAAGCAAAAACTTGAGGGTAGCGGGATCTCGCTGCGACAGATCGTTAAGTTCTTTCTTCTTGGCCTTTGTCAGGTTAGGCTTCCAGATGACTACTTCTCTTTGTATGCGCTCCGGAAGATGCGTTTCAATCTCTCTGGCAAGGTTGGCTACCACGGCCTTGGGTGCCACCATAAGTGCAAAGTCTATACGACCTTCTTCAAAGTTGTACGCCGTTGTATCCAAATCTACCTTTGACTTTCCCGTCCCCATGTCCATAAGCAGCGCATAATTCGTCTTCTCGGCGCTCGCGTCGAAGGCTTCCTTCTGGTGCGCGTAGGGTTGGGTCTTAAATTTAAATTCGGGCATACCAAGATTTCTCTTGCAATGTCTAATAAATACCCATATAAACAAAATCGCTGGTTTAGTCAACCATCGAATAACGAACAAATAAGGAGTTATCATGAGCGACTTAATTTCCGAAATGGCCTCTGACGGGGTCGATCAATCCGACAACATTGACAAGCTCAACGACGGCCAACTCGACGGCGTGTCCGGGCTTGCCAATCGCGCAGCAGAGCTTGAGCAGTTGTTGGCAAAGCAAGAGCAGGCGATGAAAGATACGAAGGCCGCTCTGCACAAAATCACCGACGAGCAGTTGCCGGAAGCACTGGAAGAAATGGGCTTGCAGAAGTTCACTCTGACGGATGGCTCCGAAATATCTATAAAGCCGATCTACTCCGCGTCCATTCCCAAGGACCGGCGCGATGAGGCGTTTGAGTGGCTGCGCGACCATGAGTTTGGTGACTTGGTAAAGAACAACGTCACTGTGACGTTTGGGCGCGGGGAAGATTCTGCGGCCAAGGAATTTATGAACCTGTGTGGTTCACAAGGATACGCTCCGGACCAACTCCAGAAGGTTGAACCAATGACCTTGAAGGCGTGGTTGCGGGAGCGTGTAGAAGCGGGTGACGCCGTCCCGCTGGATTTATTCGGCGCATTCATCTCACAAAGAGCAACTATCAAGAGGAGTAAATAACATGGCAAGAGCCGTCGCAAAGAAACCCTCTGCACAACTTGCAGAGGTACATGACCTGTTCCTGGCGGATGCAGGTTCTGGCGTAGATGATCTGGGTTCAGAAGATCTCGCCATTCCGTTCGTCAAAATCTTACAGAAGATGTCTGACGAACTTGACGACCTCGACAACGCCAAGGCCGGGGACATCATCAACAGTGTAACGAAAGAGGTGACCAAAGGTAAGAACGGCATTCGTGTCATTCCCTGCGCTTACCGTCTGGAGTGGATTGAATGGGAGCCTCGCGGTACAGGAACCGGAGCACCTCATGCCATCTATAACACTGGTGATCAGATCCCAGCTACGGAGCGTAGCGACGACAACAAAGACATGGTTGTCGATGGTGGGGGCCGTTACCTTGAGCGCACCGCTCAACATTACGTTCTTGTCGTTGATGAGGACGGAATGACCCAGCAAGCGTTGCTGCCCATGAAGGCAACGCAATTCAAGAAGTCCAAGCAATGGAACTCTGCTATTAAGTCTATCAAAATGAAAGACAGTAATGGACACCTGTTTACGCCACCCCGTTTTAGTCATATTTGGAAGATGACGACGGTTTCTGAGGAGAACAAGAACGGGTCCTGGCACGGTTGGCAGATTGAGAAAGACGAGGTCATCTCAGACCCTGATGTTTACGCGGAAGCGAAGCATCTCGCTCAATCCATCCAAACGGGTGAGGTTAAGGTTCAACATGTGCGTGAAGATGAGGGCTCTACCTCATCTGACGAAGACACGCCGTTCTAACTTAGGGATTGGGGGAGGCTTGTCCTCCCCCACCTTTCCATGACAAAGAACGTAGATAGATTTGCACGGCTGTTCCGTGGCTTGAACAAGGCGTATGGCGCGGTGAACTTGACCACCAAGGACGCCAACGGCAAGCAAAAGGGCAATTACAAGATTGTCCGCGAACCACGGACCAAGGACACGTTTAAATCCCACCTGAAGGGTGAGGTCAGCATAGGCGTTGTTCCCATTAACGAAGACAACGTTTGCATCTGGGGGGCCATCGACATTGACCAATATCCCCTGGATCACGCTCAAATAATCAGAAACATTCTGAAACAGAAGCTCCCTCTGGTGGTTTGCCGCAGCAAATCCGGTGGAGCGCACCTGTTTTTATTTTTTAAAGACTTTATCGACGCGGAGAAGGTTCAACTCAAGCTCAAAGAGTTGTCAAGCGAACTAGGCTACGCTGCCAACACGGAGGTGTTTCCAAAGCAGATAAAGCTCTTGGCTGATCGTGGCGATACCGGAAACTTTCTGAACCTACCGTATTTTAAAGAAGATGGAGGTCTGCGCTATGCCTTTAAGGAGGACGGTAGCGCGGCCACGTTAGATGAGTTCCTGGACATGGCCGAAACGGCGGCGATTGATGAGGATCAACTCGACGCGCTGTTGAAGAAGGAAGAGGCTGTTGTTGATGAGGAGATCAAGGACGGCCCGCCTTGCCTACAGGCTTTGATCCGTCAAGGGTTTCCAGAAGGTACGCGCAACAACGGTCTGTTCAACATTGGCGTATATCTCCGTAAGTCCAGTCCCGACGACTGGGAGAAGAAGATTCTGGAATACAATCAGAAGGTACTTGATCCGCCGCTTGATCTTAAAGAGGTCAACATCGTAGCCGATCAGGTGAAGAAGAAGGACTACCAGTACAAGTGCGCGGACCAGCCCATCTGCAATTTCTGCAACAAGGACCTTTGTCGGACACGGCGTCACGGCGTAGGTGGGGGGACGAACACCCCGACAGTTGCAAACCTTCGTAAGTATGATAGCGAACCGCCACTTTGGTTCCTGGATGTCAACGGATCTCCTGTTGAGCTAGACACAGAGGCTCTACAGAAACAGCCGCGATTTCAAATACTTTGCATGGAGCAGATAAACTTCATGCCGCGCACCATGGCTAAACAAGCCTGGGAGGCTGGCATCAACAACCTTCTTAGTCAGATGATTGAGACCGAGGGTGCGGTCATATCAACGCCAGAGGATACCAGTCTGCGCGGCCAGTTCTACGACCTTCTTGAGGAGTTTTCGACGCACATGCAAACGGCGGTGGACAAAGAAGAGATATTGCTCCGCCGCCCATGGACCGATCCCGAGGACAACCGCACCTACTTTCGGCTCAAGGATTTTGAGTCGTTCCTCAAGCGCAACAAGTTCTTCGAGTACCGGTCAAACAAGGTAGCTCAAAGGCTGCGCGACATGGACGGCAGAGCGGAACAGTTTCGCATCAAAGGCCGCACGGTTCGCTGCTGGTCGATACCCGCGTTTGCCAAGATTGAAGAAGAGTTCAGTTCTAAGTTTGAAGACGACGACGTACCATTTTAGGAAGAAACATGACCATACCGACACACTGGCAAGTTATGCTGAGAGAGATCCGTCAGGACAAAGGATGGAGCATGAGGGAATTGGGCGAAAAGACAGGCATGTCGGAACGAACCATCTTTGAGTACGAGAACGTAAGGAAGCCCAGGCATCTGTCGATATACAAAGTAGAGCATATCCTTGCCGCATTGGGCTACGAGATGGACTTCTTCATGAAGGACTGTGTCCGCCGGGTTGTTAAGAAGCGTCATCCCGAGGTTTACGAGGCGACTATCAGTGTTTAGGTATTTTGGACCTCCCGGCACCGGCAAGACGACAACCCTCCTCAATCAGGTAGATGGGTTGCTTGCCAACGGAACGTCACCCACGGAAATCGGCTACTTCGCGTTTACCCGCAAAGCCGCACATGAGGCTAGGGATCGCGCCGTGTCGCGGTTTGGCCTGGATCCAGAAAAAGACTTTCTATACTTCCGCACACTGCACAGTTTGGCGTTCCTTCTCTTAGGCATGAACAATGCTGAAATCCTTACAGAGGATAAGCTAAAAAAGTTTGGCAAGGCGGTAGGCGTGGACCTGTCTACGAACAACGAGACCTTGCAGGATGAGGGCTTCTCCATACTGAGATCGAACCATCCGATCATGCGCTGCATAGACTTGGCGCGGAACACGCTCCAAGGTCCAGAGTACGCCTACAATTTCTGTGACTTACACATGCCGTATTATGAGTACGAACACGTCTATAAAGAATACAATCGGTTCAAGACCGTCAACGGCCTTAAAGATTTTACCGACATGATGGTTGAGCTTGCGGCGAACGCATCCCTTGTTCCGCACCTGAAAGTTGTTTTCTTAGACGAGGCTCAAGACCTGACGCCATTGCAGTGGCAGGTGGCTAAGATTCTAAACGACAACAGTGACCGCATGTTTGTTGCTGGCGACGACGACCAGGGGATCTACCGCTGGGCCGGGGCCGACATCGACCAGTTCATCAACCTGTCTAGTGGCTCTGAAGTCTTGGAGCAGTCTTACCGCATTCCGAGGTCCGTACATAGTCTGGCGGACCGCGTGTCCAAGAGGATTACGCACCGGCAGAAAAAGGTTTGGAACCCGCGCAAGGAAGAGGGGTCCGTGTCCCGCATCTATGATCCTCAGAACTTTGACTTTAGCGGAGAGGGATCTTGGCTGGTTATGGCGCAAGCCAATTACATGCTCGACGGCATTGCCTCAGAGATGAAATCCACCGGCCAGTTCTTTGAGAGGTATAACCAACCGTCGTTGGGTCAGCGGGTGCGAGATGCCATTAGTTCCTGGAACCATATACAACAGGAAGCCGGTCACGAAATATCGTTGCGCGATGCACAGAATTTATACCGACATATATCCAGCGGTGAGGGCAAGCTTCAGCGCGGTGCGAAGAAGATGCTGGACGGTGCGAATGATCAGGACACGTTTAGCCTGTCCGTTCTCAGGAAACATTTTGGTCTGCAAGTTCCGGATACAACCTGGGACGTGGCGCTGGACCGGATACGCGACGAGGACCGAGCATACATCACGGCGCTACTTAACAGAGGCGTTAACATCTTTCAGAAGCCTACGATCAAACTGTCCACGATCCACGGGTCAAAGGGTGGTGAGGCCGACAACGTCCTTCTGTACCTGGACCTGTCGAGCAAGGCGCTACAGGAAATGGAGCGCAACCCAGACGACGCTCACCGCGTCCTATATGTCGGAATAACCAGGACGAAGAACAACTTGGTTTTGAAAATGCCGGAAGATCAACAGAGAGGATGGGCAGTATGAAAGATTCTTTGGAGCTACGGCGCATTGCCGCCTTGCGCGAAGCGTTGACAGATATACGGGACATTGCGGCTATCAGTGAGGGCGTGGAGTTCTATGCCATGTTGGCAAACAAGGCGCTTGAGGAGGATGATAAGAGAAATGAAGTTCATAGATCTTAGGGTCATCATCGAAAGCCCGTACAAGCCAAAAGACAACGTGCTCAATCCCGAGGCGGCACTGCAAGAAAACCTGGAGTACGCCAGACGGTGTATGTTCCATTCAATCGGCATGGGTGAATCACCGTTCCTGTCGCACCTTCTGTATACGCAAGTTCTGGACGATAACCGGCCCGAAGAACGGGCGACCGGAATGTTTCTCGCGAGGTCCTGGTACGACGTGGCCGACATGTGCGCCGTTTACGTGGACAAGGGCGTCAGCGAAGGCATGAAGAAGGGCATTGAGTATGCCCGATATGTAGGACTTCCAGTAGAGGAGAGATCACTTTATGAAGGCGATGACGATTTTGAGTGAAGCCATCAAGCTTGTTGGTGGTGACCGAAAAGATACGCACGGAAGCATGGCAGAGAACCATGAGAACATAGCGCGGCTATGGAATGGATATCTGTGGAACGTCGATGAACTAACTGGGGCCGACGTTGCTAACCTGATGGAGATACTGAAAGTAGCACGACGTAAACTGGGCTCGTTCAATAAGGACGATTACGTGGATGGCGCGGGATATTCCGCTGTATCCTTTGAATGTAAACTAGCGGAGCTAAAAATTGAAAAAGAACATGAAAAAACCAAAGTGGGGCGTAAGAACTGAGTGGGTCCCCGTTGATGACCTGCCCGTCACGCCTCGCGACATAAAAGAAATAGCCATCGACCTTGAGACTAAGGACCCAAGGCTCAAGAGCCACGGTCCTGGATGGGCAACCGGCCACGGCGACGTGGTTGGCATAGCTGTGTCCTACGACGGTTTTACTTCATACCTTCCGTTTGGGCATGAGGGCGGTGGTAACCTTGACCGGGGCATCATCCTCAAATGGTTTGAGAAGGAGATTGCCAAGCATCCTTCTGACAAAATATTCTACAACGCCGCCTACGACGTGGGCTGGTTGCACCGTCTGGGCGTCAAGCTGGAAGGCCGCATCCTCGACGCGATGTTGGCCGCACCTCTGTTAAACGAGAACCGGTTCAGCTATTCGCTCAACGCGGTGGCCTATGACTACCTTGGCGAGATGAAATCCGAAGCCGCACTCAGAGAGGCGGCACAGGAATTTGGCGTAGACCCGAAAGGCGAACTGTACAAGCTGCCCGCTACGTTCGTTGGTGAGTACGCGGAAGCCGACGCACGGCTCACGCTCCAGCTTTGGCAAACCTTCAAGTCTGAGCTTTCCAAAGAAGACTTGTGGCCTGTGTTTGATCTTGAAACGGAGGTCCTACCGATATGTATAGAAATGACTAGGCGCGGCGTCAGGGTAGACTTAGATCAGGCGGAGAGACTCAAACAGGATTTCCTCAAAGAAGTGAAGAAGATCCTGTCCGGGATTAAGAAGGAAACAGGTATTAGTATAGAACTCTGGGCTGCGGCGTCCATTGCAAAAGTGTTCGACCAACTGGAGATACCTTACGGACGCACCAAGACGGGACTGCCGTCCTTCACTAAGAACTTCCTGTCTCAGCATGAGCATCCTATAGCCCAGCAGATTGCAGAAGCGAGAGAGTACGACAAGATTGGTAATACGTTCCTGTCCAGCATCTTTCGCTACGCTGAGAAGGACCGCATTCACGGCCATATAAACCAGTTGCGAAGCGAGGGTGGGGGGACCGTATCGGGCCGCATAAGTATGTCCAACCCAAACCTCCAGCAAATACCCGCCCGCAACCCCGACATGGCGCGGAAGATACGCGGCCTGTTCTTACCAGAAGAAGGCGAGCAGTGGGCGTCCATGGACTTCGATCAGCAAGAGCCACGTATCCTGGTCCACTTCTCAAGCCTCACGAACAAGGGCCTGACCGGATCCGATGCCTTTGTGAATGCCTACAATACGAAAGAGAAGACAGACTTCCATCAGATGGTTGCCGACATTGCAGAAATCCCTAGAAAACAGGCAAAGACCATTAACCTTGGCATTATGTACGGTATGGGTCAGACAAAACTGGCGGAGCAATTGGACGTGTCCACGGATGAGGCTAAACGGCTCATGCGCCAGTACCATGACGACGTTCCATTTGTGAAAGAACTCATGGATGCAGTGCAGCGTAAAGTTTCACACCGCGACAAAGGCGGATTTGTGAGGTCTCTACTTGGCCGCAAATGCCGCTTTGACCTGTGGGAGCCTAACCTTTTTGTTTCGTCCAAGGCGTTACCGAAAGAGGAAGCGCATATAGAGTACGGCGACAACATCAAACGCGCCTACACCTACAAGGCGCTCAACCGGTTGATCCAGTCCAGTGCCGCAGACCAAACCAAGGCGTCGATGGCTGCAATATACAAAGAGAAGAACAAGATTCCTCTCGTCCAGATCCACGATGAACTGGCCTTCTCTGTAGCCGACAAGAAGGAAGCCCGAGAGCTTTGCGATGTCATGGAGAATTCCGTCAAACTACAGGTTCCTACGCCATGCGACATATCGTTAGGTACGAATTGGGGAGACTTGACGAAAGAAGACTAATCCGATACTGTCCCATAACATTATGAGGTCGAAAGCATGGATACGGAAAAATGGAAAAGTGTGGTCATTCCGATCAAGACTTACAAAGTCTTGAAACGTTTGGCCGAGCGTGAACACCGGACGTTGTCTGGTCAGTTCACATTTATAATTGAGCAAATGACCAATAAGGAAAAGGAGATTACGAAATGACTCCGATTTTAGCGACGGCGGCATTTTACACGGTGGTACTTCTGTATGCCGCGTTTACCGGCTGAAAAGTTTGACGTAATTCACGCTGACCCTCCCTGGACGTTCCGCACCTGGAGCAACGAGGGCAAGGACCGTTCTCCCGAAAAACATTACGACTGCATGAGCCTTGCAGACATCCGTGCGCTTCCTGTCTCCGACATAGCTGCCGACAACTGCGCTCTGTTTTTGTGGGTCACGGATCCCTTACTTCCAGAGGGGCTCAAGCTCATGGAGGCGTGGGGCTTCAAGTTTAAAACCATAGCCTTTGTTTGGGCAAAACTGAACAAGAGCGCACCGCCTACGCTATGGACAGACAGAGATTTCTTTACGGGTCTCGGTTACTGGACCAGGGCCAACCCGGAGCTTTGCCTTCTGGGTACGCGAGGCAAACCGAAGCGCGTCTCCAAGGCCGTCCGTCGTCTCGTCGTATCACCCAGGCGGGAGCATTCAAGGAAGCCCGACGAGATTGCAGAAAAAATAGATGACCTCATGGGACGTGATACGTCTAAGATAGAATTATTTGCTAGGACAGCTAGAACCGGCTGGACGACCTGGGGAAATGACGTTGCCAAGTTCGATTAGTTGTCCTAGAAAAGAGTACCCATAAAGATGCGCGTTATACGACATCCCCTGGCTCTTCGTTTGTTGACTCCTTTCGCAGAGTTTTTAACGCGCATTACCTCCCCGGAGGTCGAAGATAACCTCCCTGTGTCTTCTACCTCCGGGACCCCCTTACATAAATGCTCTATATGTGACTGCGACTTCGACGTTGACGGCGAGGGCGGCATGCTTGGTTACTTTGGTGTATGCCCAGTAAGCTTCTGTCCGTGGTGTACGACATCAATTTTTGACATGGTGCAGCAGCATTGTGACTACTGCCCAAACGATGATGAAGACCCCCCCTTAATAAATTAGTTGACAACTCCTAGAATATCCCATACATATGGGATCAGTTTACCAGGAGGAAGCCGATGAAATTTACGCCAGCCTACAAAAGCGTTGTCTTTGACTTCAGCTTCGGCGACAACGACCTTGAGGTCGAGGCCGACGTGACGCTGGGAGCGCCAGAGCGTTCAGGTGCCACGGTCCTCCCAGAGGATTCATATCCTGCGGAGCCGGATGAGGTTGAGTTTGCAAGTGTTGTGCTTGTAGACGAAGACGAATACAGATCGAAATTTGAGCCCTGCGGCGTCTTCTATAAGAGCCACATTAGCAGCAAGGTCATCAGCCTTGAGGATGCGCTGCACGATGCCGCCATTGACGCAGTGAGGTTTGACTGATGAATATAATCAGGCTCAACGGCGCGGACCGGCGGCACGGTGATAAAATTCTGGTGATCCAAAACGTCACAGACCAAATGGAGTTAGACGTATGATTTCCCCTGGTTGGTATAAGGATATGCTCGACGCCTTCTTTGACCGCTTTGAGGTCTTGGAAAAGAACGAGTACCCTACACACGGTGCAACCGACGCCCTTCTTAATAAGAGCCGTGGCGGCTTTACGCTAGGCGACATGGAGCGGTTGTTTGACAACCCCACCGCCCACTGGCCCCTTCCAATCACATGCCCGAGATGCAAAACCAGCGTAGATGTCGGACATCTAGACTGGTTTGATCTTGTCTGCATGTCCTGTGACGAAGCCGTCGAACGCGGCGACTGGATCTTGAAAGGATTTGAAAAGTGATCGCACTTGTATTGATACCTGTCATCTTGTTTGGCGTGGACA